GGTTTCTGGAACTATGACAAGTCTGAGTTCGATGCTGCATCGACTTTAGGTGACCTTAGTGATAAGGAACTTGAAGGTATTTGGAAGCAAGAACACAGTCTCGCTGCATTCACTGCTGATGATCAATTCAAACCTTATGAAGAACTTAAAGAGCGTCTTGAAAGAACTCTTAAAGGTAACTATTCTAAGGTTGAAGATGAACAGTTTGATGAAGAAGCAACTCCAACTCCAATAGCTGTTAAAGACAACGTTATTCAAGGTGGTAACCATAGAGAGGTTCCATCTGGAGATGATACACTATCTTACTTCGCTAAACTAGCACAAGAAGATTAGTTGATATAAAACTAAAAGACCCCTTAGGGGGTCTTTTTTTGTGGGTATAATTTTGCTATCTTATTCTGTCTCTCTTTCTCTTTATCTTTTTTCTGGTCAAACCAATGCACTGGCCACCTATTCATTTTAAGTGCATACTGAAATAATTCTTTCTTGGGCAATTTTAGTTTCACATCTTGATACCGTATGCACTATTTGCAACTGTAACTAAACCACCTGTTCTAACTCTTCGCTTGTATACTTCAATAAACTGGTCAATTACACTAGGTCTTATAACTTGTATTTTTTCTTTCTCTGAATTTAATGCTTCTTCATACTGATAGTTTGTTATTGATACTGTTGGGTTGGCAGTAACAGTAGTAGTTCCATTAAAATAACTTATAGAATAATTTTGAGGTACAACTTTACCTGCAGGTACAATAATACTTGTACCTTGTTTAACTTCTGTGGTTACATAATGTTTGGTAGCTTGTGGATTATCATACTTAGCATTTACATATTCTGATAATTGTCTTGATGATCGTGGCCACTGCTCATAAAAGTTAACAATATCATTTGCAACAAAGATTGTCCATGTTAGGAAAGGATTCTTATATATTCTATTAGCTATTATTTCTGGTTTTTCTCCATTGTTTACTAGAATCTCATCAAAGAGAGTAATAGAGTTCTTAAATTCTGCTACTATTTCAGATCTTCTCCATATATTTTTTGCTGCTAAAAGTTTAACATCTACAGGAGATGTTTGTACGTTGTAGTAAAGATCTGGTAATGCTTTAAATAACATGATTATAAGTACTTGTTTGTCATAAAATCTGCTCTGGTTAGTGCAGTTAGTTCATCAAATCTGAGAGTTACAGTAACTAATGGAATAGTTCCATCAAAAACTGTTGAGAATTGTCCCATTGGTGCAGTATCCACCTGCATTTGAGTCAATGCACATAATTTTGTCTGTGGCATCATTGGATGTGGTTTGTCTGTACCTGGTACAAACTTTCCACCAACTGCATTGCCAGGTATAAACCTAGGTTCAATCCTCCAAACATCTGGGAAACCTAATAACACACCAGAACCACCACTATTAGCTTGTTTTGATACGGGATGCATACCCATCTTGAACCAAGTTAGAATCTCTTGTATCTCTTTAGATTCTGTGTCACTTCTTGCAGCAAATTCAAAACTAAGACTAAATTGTCTAAACTCCATCTTTTTAAAGAATTGGATAGCATTCTCATTTGGTGCTAGACCTGCTAAACCAACAATATTAGTTGGATCTAATATATTACTATTCACTCCAAATAAGTTAGCTGCTTTCTCTACACCTTTTTTCGCACCTTGAGTAATCGTTGCTGCATCAGATTCACTCTCTCCTAATTTTGAAGTTGCAAAACCTGTTGCTCCTCCAAGTGCACCGCCAACTCCTAATACCATAGCAGCTCTTGCAGGATCATCAGCAGCTAATGCCAAAGTACCTAACTTAAATGTGTTGCTCCAGTTTGCACCATAGTTATATTGAAACTCATTTGGCATTGCTAGATTGCAATAGTGTTTCTGATAACCTTGATCACTAAAGTTTTTAGCATCTTCTTTCTGAGCTAATAATTCTTTCAGTGTAGTTTTAGTAGGTTCTGATCCCCATCCATTACTGACCTCAAACTCCTCGTTCATTAAATCTTCGTTAGTTCGAGTATCTGTCCAATTTCTTGCAGCAGCATTGTTTGGTTTATGCTTTTCTTTTGTTTCTCTCTTCAACTTGGCAATCATTTTATCTTCTGTGAGTGCCAAATATTCTCCACCACCAGTCTTATCACCATAAGCCCACTGTGCTGTATCTCCCAATCCATCAGTCACATTTTTCAGTAACCCACCATTTTGTAATGCTCCTATTGCATCATTTTGGGCTTGACCAACAGTTGCCATCCCTTCTTCATACTCATATTTGTAAATACGTAAGAAAGAAGCAAAAGGAATTCCAGCTATGTTTTGTGGATAGCTATAATTTTTAGATCCACCAGGAATCTTACCTATTTCTGTTTGAGCTGTGGTTGTCATTTATATTTGCGATGGAATTTATCAAGCGGTAGTTGACTCAGCAATTGTATATCTTGTTCCGCAACCTCAAAGAAAATACTATCTGCATTCTTTGGGATATAATAATGTAGAGTGGAGTTAGGATACTTATCAGTATTTATAGCAGATAATCGAGCTTTACCGCTAATATAGTGTAGATTTGCTCCAAGGTATATATCGTTCTTTTTTTCAAGTAGTTTTATAAGTGGAAATTCATCCCATTCCCCTAATTGATCCTTAAATTTGGGATCATATTCAAAGTAGTACCATTTATCAACTTCTGGTTGATCAGTTGCATCGTCAAGTAACATTTCCATGACGGTATTTCTTAATGTAGGTTTACTTATACTCTTTCCTTTTAAACCTTTAATCCATTCATCAAACTTTGAGCTCTCGCTCTGTGATGATTTTGAACTCCCAGAGTCTGTCATTGCAATACTCCTGTGCTGCTTCCCATTTTGCTTGGTTGGTTGCAAACGTCATAACCTCTGAGATATATCTCTTGGTATGTCGTTTTTGAGGTTTAGGACCTTCGACCTGTTTTTTCGGTTTAACCTCAACTAAGTATGTTTTTACTTTTCCGTTTGCTTCTTTTACTTTCATGTAGAAATCGGGGAAATATCTCCTCCATTTCTTTTGTACGGGGTCTTTATATGGAATAATATGCTCCTCACTTGACCATTCAATGACCTTTCTATTAGAATCACAGTAATCCATAAACTTTTTTTCCCACAAAGAACGGTATATTACTCCCGTGGGGTCACCTTTATACTTGCGATAGTTCCTTACTCGGTATTTTCCCTTATATGCCATACTAAATAAATATATCACTCATAATGAGTATTTATGGGATCACCTAAAATATCAGTCGATACGTATATTCAGCAAATAGTAGGGAAAGGTATATCTGCTTCCAATCTATTTGAGTTTGAGATACAACCTACAGGAGTCATGCGAGAGTTCTGGGCAGACAACGGTAAAGCTTACCCTTGGTATAGTAATACTGGAAATCAAATGGATGCGGGCATGTATAGAATGAACTTACTATGTCAAGACATACAAATTCCTGGCACTAGTTTTAATACTTTTGATCTAAAGATGCCCAAGAAAGGGTTGACTCAAAAGATGGCAACTGCTAGAATGTATAATGAACTCGATGTAACTTTTATATGTGATCTTGGTTCATCACCTATATCATTCTTCAAATTGTGGCAAGATATGATCATAGGTATACAACCAACAAAACTGCCAAATAATCCTGGATTATATAATCCCGACACATACGCTGATAAAAATGAACATTTAGCATATGCTCAGAGATATTATAATGATTATACTTGCGACCTTACTATAACTAAACTTGAAAAGTTTGGTGTAGAGAAGAAATCAGAACCTGGTCTTAATGGTGCTGAACCAACATCTACGAGACCAGCAGAATATCAAAAAGCATTCAAGGTAAGACTTGGAAAAGCATATCCATATTCTTTTAACACTGTTCCTTACTCAGCAGGTCAATCCGAAGCTGTGAAATGTAGCGTTGCATTCTTCTATGAGTACCAACACTTTGTATTTAAACCCTAATTATGCCATTACCTGATATTGTTACACCAACGTATGAGTTGGTGGTGCCCTCTACAAAAAAGAAAATTAAATATCGTCCCTTCCTTGTTAAAGAGCAGAAGATATTGATTATTGCAATGGAATCACAGGACGAAGTTCAAATCCTAGATGCCATCAAAAATATTTTAAAGAACTGTATCAACAGTAGGATCAAGTTAGATGATCTTGCTTTATTTGATATTGAGTATCTCTTCTTACAAATCCGTGCAAGATCAATTAGTGAAGAACTTAAATTAAAAATTACCTGTCCTGATGATGGAGAGACACAGGTTGATGTTTCATTCTTAGCAAATGAAGTAAAGGTAACGTTTCCAGATGATCATAGTAATATAATAAAATTAGGAAATGATATAACTTTAGAGATGAGATATCCTAACTTAGAATACTTCTCTACTATAAATTTTGCTAAGGGTGATGTTGATCCATACGATTTAGTTGCTCAATGTGTAAAAAGAGTATATGTTGGCGAAGAAGATTCTGGAACATTCACATTTAAAGAAGCAAGAGCATGGATAGAAAAGTTAACTGCAGCACAATTTGATTTGATACAGGAGTTCTTTAATACTATGCCTTCACTTAAGCATGTTTTAAAGGTGAGAAACCCCAAAACTAAAGTTGAAAATGAAATAACGATAGAAGGTCTAGTTAGTTTTTTCGGATAGCCCTCTTTGACGAGGGCTTGATGACCTTCTATCAAACTAATTTTTCTCTCGTTCAACATCATAAATATAGCTTGAGCGATATTATGGATATGATTCCTTGGGAAAGGGAAGTCTATGTGAACTTATTAGCATCTCACCTACAAAAGGAAAGAGAGCAAATAGAAGAACAACGTCGTAAACACAAGTAATGGCTGAAAACCTCACTATAGACAGTAGTTCACTGACACGAAGTGCAAACATGTTCGGAGAAAGCATGGTGGCGTTTCTTGACACTGAACTAGAATATATTGAGTATTTAAGAGGAAGAAATGGTGGTGGTACTGGTGTTGGTGGATTAGGTGGGCAACGTGGTAATTCAACACAATTTGATTATGCTAAAGAACGTGGAAGAGGTAAAGGACTTAGTTTACCATTTATACGACCTAGAAGAAAACCATCAAAACCTAATGTTAGACCAAGAAACAAACCTAGAATAGGTGATAAGATAAAAAACTTTAAGAACCTCCGTAACAGTCGTAATGTAACACGTTCTTTGAATAAACTTGGTCTTAGAGGAAATCAAATTGATTTCTATAAAAATTTAAGAGCAAAGAATATCCCTATGGATGCTGCTCTTAAACAAGCTAAAAGACTAAATCCAGGCGGTAATATTGTCAAAAATACTTTAAAGAATGCGACAGACATGATTCCTAATCGTCCAGAATTTCTGACGAGAATGAACATGGGTGGTAATCTAAAACACGCAGGTAATAATTTTTTCACACGAGGGTTAAGACCAGGTAATATAACTGAAACTGCTTCAGCAATTAAACAATCAGCAGTAAAAAATGTTAATAATCTTGTAAGTGGTGCAAAAACAACAATAGGGGACACCGCTACAAACATAACCAAGAACATAACTAAGCAGTTGCCCTTAGAATCAATAATGGCAAAATCAACAATTGAATTCTCAGAAAGAGCAGTCAAAACAGGTGTAACAGGATTAAAAGCGGCTAAAAAACTGATTAGTCCTATAGTAAAAAGAATTCCTATAATTGGTGCTTTAGTTGATTTCGCATTAAACTTTTTTGTATTTAAAGAGTCACTTGGCAGATCAGCGTTTAAAACGGCTGGTGCACTGATTGGAGCATGGGGACTAGGTGCTCTAGGTAGTGCTATTCCTGGATTTGGAAACCTTGTTGGTGCGTTTATTGGTGGTGCTGCAGGTGATTGGTTAGGAGGTAAGCTTTATGATGCAGTATTTGCAGGAAATAAATCAGAAGAGAGTGTCGAAGAAGAGGGTAGTACCTTTGAGGAAAGATATCCTGATAGTGGTTTAATAACATATGCAAAAGGTGGAGTCGGATATGGTGCTGGTGGTTCAGTCATAACAGCACCTACTCGTGGTATGTTTGGTGGTAGTCGTGCATTAGTTGGTGAAGCAAATGAAGCAGAAGTTATATTACCTATGAGTAAGATTGGTGATGCATTATCTGCAGTTTATAGAGAAGGTGCATCTGTCATGGTAGGTGCTACATTAGCATTTTTAGGTCCTTTGGCAGGTGGCAGTGCTGCTGCAGCAGGATTATTATCAGAAGCAAGAAGAATTGCACAAATAACTGGTGCTGATACTGATGTTAAAGTGAATAAGGTAGAATTACCAGATCTATCAGGAACACCTAATATTACAAACACTACATCATCATCGACAGAATCTACATCAGATGTTACTAAGATGACTACAGGTGGTCAAGATAATTCACAGATTAACATGACTACATCACTGAAGGGTACAGATAGATGGAAAACTATACTTCCACAAGGAGATCCATTGTTCAGTTCACCATTCGGTCCTCGTTGGGGTAGGATGCATAGAGGTATTGATATAGGAGTATGGGAAGATTCTCCAGTACATGCACAAGAAGATGGTGTAGTTGAACAAATACTTCCTAAATTTGGTGAGTATGGAGGTGCAGTTGTGGTTTCTCATCAAGACGGTACTGCTAATCTATATGGACATGTTCATGACTATACTGTAGAAAAAGGTCAAAAGGTAATGAAAGGTGATCAATTAGCTAAGATCCAATATTATCCTGGCAAAGATGGTAGTAACCAATCACATCTACACTTTGAAAGATTTAATAAATCTGGAACTAGAATAGATCCATTACCTTACTTTAGTCAAGGTGGTGCAAATATACCTGTTAAGAAAGAAACTAAGATGGATAGTGTCAACAAGGGAGGTCCTAATCTTAGAGACATATCATCTAACTTTGTTAACTTAGGATCACAAACAAAAAGAAATAACCAAACGTTGATAGATACTCCAGTCAATGTAAGTAAAACAGCATCTACTTCTTCACCTCAAATGATACCAGTTCCAGAACCATATCCTGTACCAGTGATAAAAAAAGAGTATGTACCTATAGAGGAAACAGAAAAGCAACAACGTATGGTCATCGACGTATTTGGAAAAGGAGCAGCTAGAACATGAACGACGACAAGTACATAGGTATAGAGAATTTATCGCACACAGTCAACAGTATGACTGCGTTGCTTGATGATAGAAATGCATTGTTAAATTCAATGTTTAAAAAGGATGTCTATAATGACTTCCTTATGGATGAAGCATCTCAAGGTGGAACTGGTGGTGCTGGCGTTGATAATGTATCAGCAGTAGGTGGTGGTGTTCCAAATTTATCAGTCCCTATGATGCCTGATAATAACGAATATGTAAATGTTCAACAAGCTAGTGGTGGTGGAAATGTTGGTGGTGCAAGTTCCAACCCTTCATCAGGTGGAACTCAAAACTATAATAAAGGTGGTGTATCTTCACCATCTATTAAGTCTCCGAAATCGAGAGGACAAACCTCTAGTGGATTAGCTCCTCAAGATAAGTCGTCAACAAAATCATTAGCAGAGACTGGATTTGACGATACAGTTGAAAAGAATATTTCTAATAAATTAGAGACAGATTTTAAGATAGATCCTAGACTCAAGAAAGCATTTGGTGATAGTCTTGCATTACCACTCAAAGCAGCTGGTGCTGCCTTGATGGGATTGATAGCTAAAATTCCAAATATAGTTCCTATGATATCTAATGTTGGTAATTTTATTACTAAAATTGGTAGTAGTTTGGGACTGTTTAATACTTCAAGCACTGATAATTCAACCAGTAATCTTGCACAAAACACAAGCAAAAATAATTTAACAGAGGAGATATCAGGTAAGAATAGGTTTTTCTCACCTCCACCAATAACTCAAGGAGCACCACCACCAATGGCTGGATCCAATTTTGTTAAGAATAAGAGGTCAGATGTCAATCCTGGCGGAGGACAAGGTGGTGGTGGAATGCTTTCTACTGTCAAAAATTTCTTTGGGTTAGCAAAAGATAAAGACCATCAAGTATCTCCTAAGACAATGATGGGTGGTGTAGTTAATAATTTACAGAAAAGAAGAATGATGATCGAAATGTTTGGTGATGAAAGCATTGGTGGTGGCACCACTGGTGGACTGATGAATATTATGAATGATCTTACTAGTAGTATGAGTACTATTCAAAGTGGTGATAGTTTCAAAAATATCAGTAAGAACTTGGTTACTAACATGTCAGGTATAGCAAATAGTAATAGCACTAAGAGTATGATATCTGAATTAACTAACAATGTTATCAATGAAGGTAATGAATTACTTAACGAACAAGGTGGTGTTGAAGGAATAAAAGAACAAATGACTGGTATGATTCAGAAGGCAAAGGCAGGTATTCCCAACCTAAACATGGAGAGTGGTGGAAGCATGGCAATATCAGTTGTGAAGCAATCTCCATTCTTTACAGAGTATGCTAATACAGCACAGTTCTCATGAAACCAGAAAGTAATTTTAAATTAAAAGCTCTAATTGTGGGTATTGATGGAGAGGATAAAGGTTTCTCTATTAATAATCTATTAACTTTAGCATATATTGAAGACATAAAAAGTGCTTCTGTTCAAATGCATATATCATTAACTGATACTGCTGATGGTGCTTTATCTGAGATGTCTGGTATGGAACCAGTATACGTTGAGTTTGAGGATAGTGAAGGTAACAATTTCAGTCAGAATTTGATGGTGTATGATATACAAGCAAGAATGTTACAAGGGAGTAAATCCAAGGGAACTTTAGTTTGTTGTAGTCCTGATCTAATTAATAATGCTTCTACAAAAGTATCTCGTAGGTTTGGTGCAGGTGGAGGAAAAACTATAGACAAAATAGTTAAGGAAGATATTCTTGAAGAAATTTTAGGAACCTCTAGAGATATTGATGCTCGTCCAACTAAAAATACATTTTCTTTTATATCTCCATTTTGGTCACCTTTCACGATGATTAATTACTTAGCATCTAAGTCTGTACCTAAAGAAGGTGGAACGAAGAATGCTAGTGCTGGTTACGCATTTTATGAAAATGCTGATGGATATAATTTTCGTTCTTACGATAGTTTCTGTGATGATAAATTCAAATACAAATGTATTGTTGGATATGAGGAACCTGCAGAAGAAAAACCTGATCCACAAATTATAGCTGTGGATGCAATCAATATTGTAGAGAATGGTGATATACTAATGGGATTGAACATAGGTTCATTCAACAGTAAGGTGATGACATTTGATATGAAAGACATGGGATATAAGGAATATGATTTCAACATACATAAATATTACAAGAGTGTTCCAAAGTTAAATGGAGATGTAACCCTCCCAAAATACTTTGAAAAATTTAAAAAGAATACTGTTCCCACTAGAATCATGTCTAAAGTTGTAGACACTGCACTCTATACTGAGGGTACGTTTACAAAGGATATTACAAAACAACTTTCTCAGTCCAGTTTAAGGGAAAAATTATTCTACAATAAAAAAGTAGAAATAGAATTTACAGGAAATATTTTACCTAGAGTTGGGGAGATCGTAGAACTCACGACCTACAAAGGAAAGGACAGAAATTTAGATACAGCAAATAGTGGGATATATGTAATAGGTCGTATTCATAGAGAATATATCTCTAGTAATGATCGTATGACAACTAAAATGACACTATTCACTGATAGTGCAGGTGATGTACAAGCAACATCACAAACTCTTGATAACTCAGCTGAGGACATAGTTAAGTAATGTTTGAATCAACCGCTAATTTTATTGGAAAAGACGGGTTCAACTGGTGGGTTGGACAAGTCGAGAATACTGGTGCAGGCACAGAAGAGTTCCCAGATGATCGTGATGAAACTAACAAAGCAAAGGTTAGAATTTTAGGGTATCACAATCCAAGTAGAAAAGAACTGACTAGTTACGATTTACCGTGGGCAACTATAATGATGCCTAATACTGCATCGCAACGATCTGGTATTGGTATGAACCATCAGCTGCAAGTAAACGGCTGGGTGGTTGGATTCTTCATGGACGGTGCAAGTGCACAAATTCCTATAGTTGTAGGCACAATAGGTGATGAGAACCCAGATAATGCATATAAAACACAAAATGATGAAGACGAACCCTTTCCTAAGCTGGTCGCTGGTGACTATTCTCCAGAAGTTCATGCTGGTCAAGGAAGTGGTGCCCAAGGTACAGGATCTAATGTTAGAGAAAATGCTGAAACAGGAGTTCTTGAAGCAGTTGAAGAAGGAGGAGAAGAAGATGATGGTGAATCTTCAACTAGCACTGTAAATCCCAGAAAGACAGTAGGAGAAGCTATTAGTGATCTTGGTAATTACGTAGAGAAAGATAAATGTTTCTCTGTTCAAATGGGTAATGGTGTAGTTGGATCTGAAACATCTACGAAAGTAGAAGGAGCAATTACTGAGTTTATGAAGTTTGCCCGTAACATCGAGACAAACCCCGTTGGTGAATTTATTGATAAGACAACAGGTGATGTTTTAGATGTTGCTTTTGAGGTTAAAAATACTGCACTTAGAATTAACAAAAAATTAACTGGTATCACTAAAAATATTAAGGGTGTGGCGATGTCAAAAGCCAACGATTTAATTCGTGATCAGTTAGATAAAATTGCAATACCAGATCCACAATTATCACTGCCTATTGAAGGAACACTAGATGGTCTTGCTAAGACTATCAACTGTTTATTTGATACATTATTAAATGACATAAAAGATTTTGTTGAAGGTTTACTTAATGATTTGTTTGAGAGAGCACTTGATAGTGCCTTATGTTTAGTCCAAGATATCCTTGGTGGTATCATGAATAAGTTAATGGATCTAATTAACTCAGCATTAGATGCAATATCGGGTATTGTTTCAGCTATCAAAGGTGCTATGGATATGATCGAAGGATTAGTTCAGAATATCGCTGATCTTCTTGATCTATTCTGTGATGGTGCATTGACTGGTGCTATTAAATCATCTGTATATGAAACCTGTCATGGACCTAAAGCAAAAGGTAGAGACGCAGCAAACGATAAGACGAGTCAGTTCCCTATCAAACCACCTGCTGCATTTACAGCTGTCAGTGGTGCTATCAAAAATGGTTTCTCAGCAGGTACATTTTTAGGACAACAAATGTTGTTTGATGTTAATACTGGTGCTATGGTTCCACTCGCAGGTAATGTACTTGGATTTAGTGCTAAGGATTTTGATACCAGAGGACCTATTGCAAAATTTGAGGACATGAACTTTGGTATTGATGGTAAGATACCATCATTAAGTTTGAATTGTTCCAACTCTGTATTCAATAAGAAACCATGCTTCCCAGAAATAGTTTGGGATAATCTACAATCTACTACACCTATTAAGGCATTGCCTATTGTTGATAAGATTGGTGCTATACTTGGTGTATGGACAAGAAAGAAAGGTAGTGGTGTTCCACTTGAAGCACAAGCTCGTGCACAATTTACTTGTAACGAACCTGAAGGTGGTGGTGCTGTATTTAAACCTAACATTAAAGATGGTAAGATCGATTCTATCGCTGTAACAAATACTGGTATAGGATATGGATTTGATCCTGCTGACACATACTGCCCTAATGAACAGTGGAACTTTGTGATCCCTAAATCTGGACTTATAAATGAGGTAAACGATGGAGAACTTCTATACCTAGTATCCTATGCTGATGGTACAGAAGACACAACTAATCCAGATGTAATGCAGGTTGTTGATGTACAATATTCTGATACTCATATTCTCATTGCAACCATTGAGAAGACATTTGAACCAAATGTAAAATCTGGAATGCAATTAAAAACACAGTCTGGATATACGTTTACAGTCAACTATAGTGAGAAATTCCCAGATCTAGTAGTACCGCCAGATGCTAAAGCAGTATATGCTAGTTGTGGTGACCTTATCCCTGTTGTTCAAGCAATACAAACTATCAATGTTGGTAAAGACTATAAAGAACCAATAATAACTATTGGTAAGGGTGTTAAAGAAAAACAAATTGGCACAGCTGATGTTGATGCTAAAGGTCAAATTTTAACACCTGTTATAACAGAAACAGTTCTTGGTTTTGTTGCACCAAAAGTCAAAGATAAAGGCGGTACAGGTGGTGGTGCTGTAGTTGCACTTACATACCAATTTGCAGGACCTATTAAAGTACAGGAAATATTATCTAAATTGCCATCAGCACAAACATACATAGATTGCGTAGGTCATCCTATGGAGACAACAACTGATGATGATGAGGAGGAGGCTGCTACAACTACCACATCTACTCCATCAACCACATCAACATCAAGTGTACCGTCTACTCCATCGACTCCCTCAACACCAAGTACTCCGACTACTCCATCTACTCCGAGTACACCAAGCACTCCTAACCCACCATCATACGGAGGTGGATACTAATGAGTTTAACTAGATTCAGCGGTGGGTCGGAAACATCCAATAATTCACCTGACAATCCAATATTATGGCCGCATAACTGGGTGCAGTCAACCTCATGTGGACACTTCTTAGAGATGAACAACTCTAAGGATGGTCAAAGAGTGAGGATAGTTCATGGCAAAACCAAGAACTACATTGATATGGATGTTAAAAAGAACACTCAGATCAAAGCTCATCAAGACTTTATCGTAAGGTCTGATAGAAATACAGTTTTTGAGGTTGGTAAGAACCCTGATTCTGATATGATGTCTCTAACTGTACGAGGTGACTTGAGAATATATGTCGAAGGTGACACACATTATGAATGCGAAGGCAACTTCAATCATAGAGTCAATGGTGATTATAAACTCACCGTTGGTGGTAACTATCTCAATGAAACTAAATCTAATTACTCATTGAAGACAGCAAATACCACAAAAATAAAAACTGCGAAATATATTAATGAGGGTACAACATACCACTCTCATTATAAAGTAGCAGAACAAAAAACAGATAAGTTCCATGCCATAAAACAAACATCAAATACAGGTGCTGTTTCAGTACACAGTGAAGGCAACTTGGCATTAAATACTGAAGGCACTCGATATGAGGTTACCAAAGGTAATCAATATAATACGATGTTTGGTAAAGTTAGGGACACTGTATATGGTAATGATAAGACACCTATAGCGGGTGGAAACTTTATCGGTGCAGTTGATGCTCCTCAATCATCCAGTTATTATAGGACAGTAACTGGTGATGTACGAACAGATACTACTGGTAATATGGATATAAATGCTGATGGCAACATAGATATGGATGCTGCTAACATTTACTTGAATTGACTGTAGATTTCAAGGAAACAAATGACTTTTCACATGTCAGTAACTAAGCAAGAAGCAAATTTTCTTAAAGACATTCTTGCAAAACATTTAGACGATTACGTCGAAGAAATGGTTAAGGAAGATAAAGATAATGCAATGCAGCACATGATGGAGAACCGTGATATAGGTAAGTCTCTCATCGAAAAGGCAGCTGCAGTAAAACTACGTGCCACAAGAAGAAGTGACACACCCTACTTTACAACCTGAGATACTTGTGCTATTATTGGGAGGTACTAATCAGATTACACCATGAATGAAGTTCTCGATAAAGTGACGGTTGACATTCCTAAGAAAAGGTTTACACTATTAAGTAGTGAAGGATCTGCCAAAGTCATTGATTGTGACAATGGAGATGAATTTATGAGAATACTCGATGTAGTTCGGGATACATGTTTAAATGGCGAGGTAGTTTACGTTTAATGGCATACAATCAAACTTATACTGAAATTAGAACTCTTATTAAGCAATCAAAGCGTGTGTCGAAACAGACTATGCTTAAGGTTGCTAAGCTTGCTATCAAGGAAACCATAATGGAAAGACTTGTAGACAAGGAGACAGGAGAAGAGATAGAAGTTGCATGGGATTCTAAATTATCTGATGATCTAGGTTTAGATTCATTAGATATGGTAGAACTTGTAATGTTCTTAGAAGAATGCTTTGCAGTTGAACTAACTGATGATATGGCAATGGAAATTGTCACAGTTGGTGATGCAATCGAAGCAATTAAAAAAGCAAAATCAAACAAAGGCAAGTCAAAGAGAATTGACCCTAGTAAATATGACAGGAATAAGAATGTTATTCCACATCCCGATAGTCCTATGATGTCTAAAAAACCTTTAGACTATATGAATAAAACATTGCCTAGTGATGCAGATACATCAGAACTTCCTTAAGCATTATACATTTACAGAATTTAAAAACATAGTTACTGCTAAAAATTTTCGATGGTATTTTCCACAGTCAGAGGGAGAACCAGAACAATACAGTAACTTGTTGTATTACGATCACCAGTTCTCGGACGATGTAACACCTAAACTGAAACGCTTGTTATCTACAATGTGTATTCAGTTAGGTGCTATCGCTGTGTTTAGAATTAAGATCAATGCTACACCAAAGAATGCACCGTATCAAGGATGGCATCAGGATCTTAAAATATCCACACCAAGTAAAACTTGTGTGTTGTACTTAAATGACAATGATGGGTATACTGAGTTCAGAGAAGATATAGTTAATAGTGTAGCAAACACCGCTGCTATATTTGATACTAACTTAGAACATAGAGGTGTTCCTTCTACAGACACTAGAAGGTTGGTTCTTAATATTAATTATTTTGAGAAATGAAGAAGGCATATTGGTCATATAAAATTGGAGAGAAACAACTTCCTTCTGAATTTTACGAACCACCACAACCATATAAAACTGGATATGATATGAGATATGATCATGCCAAATGTCCTGCATGGAAGAAGTGGACTGATAACACATGGGTAGTTACACAACCATTTGATTTGGGATTTAAGATAAAAGAAGATAGGATTGAATCTAGTCTAAAACAAGACGCATATGATGATTACTTTCAAGTGGGTGAAAACTGGTTAAGTGGTACATACCCAGAAATACAAATGAAATATGCAATGTCCATATGGACAGAGGATAAAGATGTGTGGATTGAACAAATCCCTCATCCCCTCCTCTCTCGATATGGATTAGACTTAGTACCTGCTACGTTCCCAATATCTGTATGGTATCGACCTATGGTTGTTGGTGTTAAAGTATTAGATAATGACATATATCTACCCAAAGGTACACCGTTATATTACTTTAGATTATATTCTCAACGATCTGATTCAAACTTCAAGTTAGAGCAGCGAGATGTGCCAGAGAAACTAATCAAACAGTTAGATGAAGCGTACACACTAAGAAAGTTTACTAAGTTCAATTCATGGGATATAATTAAAGGTAGAGTGAGTAGGGAGGGTAAATGTCCATTTCGTTGGAATTAGAGAAATTTTGCAATTGGTTTGAGGGTGAGTTTGACAATTGGACTCAAGCTGCATCTAATCCTACAAAGTGGGCACACATTGTGGTGGCACATAAAAAGATTGGTGATACAACGTTTGATACATCCTCCCGTTATGAATATCAGACTGAACCATACAGACAACAGGTAGTTGAGATAACAGAACCAGAAATTGTTGGTGTCAATGTTCCTATTATAATAGTAAAAAATACTGCATGTGATATAATATTTTCTTATGATAAAGATGATGACTGTTTTGTAGGTGTATCCGAACAAAACTGCACATATAAGGGAAAACCACTGTCTAGTAAAGCAAGATTATATGCCACACAATACCATAGTTGGGACAAAGGTTACTGGGAAGGTGCGGAAGGATACTTCTTGTTCCAAAAAAAGTTATAAATATAGCAGATAGTATTATTGTGTAAGAAGAGTGGCAACTCGTAAGATATCAGATTTAACCGAATTAGTTGCAGGACAGGTATCATCCTCTGATACACTGCTGCTTCTTGATAACTCAGATCCAACTGATCAGAACAAAAGATCTGCAGTTGGAAGCATATTCCGTGCATTACCTGGTGGTTCATATACTACACCTGGTTTGGGATTTGAAGGTAGAACATCAACTGGTCTATTTTCAGAAATCCAAGGACAGGTTAGCTTGGCAATGGGTAATTCAAGACTTAACCTACAAAAGGTTGGTAGCACTCTTAAATTAGATGCTAAGGATTCTGCTGATGCCAATTTAGATCTTACTATCACTGCACAAGGTACTGGTAAAATACGTTTGGGTTCTATCCTTGCGTTAAGCGATGATGTATTCTTAGTACCAAACTCTGTTGATGAAACAAAAGTTGCTAAGTTCAACTCAGCATCAATACCCACAGGTGTAACTCATACATATGTGTTACCTTCCAACGGTGCATCTAATGCTACTGATACATTAGTAACACTAGGTGCTTCTCAGACATTAACTAACAAAACTCTTGCAAGTGCTGTATTTACAGGAACTTTAACAGTTGCTGACGTAGATGCGAGTGGTAATGTTACATTGGGATCTGATGCTGCAGATACTGTTACGATGAACGGTGCATCATCCTTTAGTGCGGGTGCTACATTCAACAACACATTGGTTATCAATCAAGGTGCAACTGTTACTGGTGACATCACTGCCAATGATAACATTGACATGATTGATGACAAATACATCAAGTTCGGAACTGATGACGACTTTCAACTTGGTTATGTGAGTTCAATTGATGTAGGATATATTTCAAGCACTGCGAGTCAATTGCTTGTCTACTCACCTGCAATAACGTTGCAAGATGCTGGTGGTAATAAGTATTTTAAGGCAAATACTACAGAAACTGGCATATATCATGGTGGCGATGGTTCTTATCGTATACAAACAACTGCAACAGGTCTTCAGATTAAAAGCGGACCTTCCGCTGCTGGTCCTATTGAAATGGTGACAGATATTACTTCGACTGGAAATATTGTTGCTACAGGCACTGCTCATTCATTAGGAGCATCGTCTGCTGCTAAGTTGGGTGTAGGTAGAACTGCTGCTACATATAATCTTGAGGTAGAGGGTTCAATCTTTGCCACAGGTTCCTCTCTTATTCTAGGAGATACAGGATCATCCAAAGCGATCATCCAAAAGAGAGCTGTTGGATTCGGACTGCATTTTGCTGATGAAAGTGGCGTTGACCAAGCTGTCCTAGACGGTAATGGCAATTTCGGTATCGGCAAAGCCCCCAGTTACAGACTAGACGTATCTGGAAACAGTTGGATTGATGGTGATATAACTATTAATACAACTAACCCTGTTGCAAAAACAGGCGGTAAAATATCTGCAAGGGAGATCGTTTTAACTGATCCTCAAACAGGTGCATCTACTACATTAGATACAACTAGTGCTGGAGGAGTCTCCAGAGCAAAAGTATACTTCCATTCATTTAACTAAACAATCATGGCTGTCAAGCAAAACGGAGTTCTGGCATGTTTCACCCCCACAGTGACTCCATACGTAAACCTTACAACTGCTGTAGGAGCAACCGTTACACCCAACGGGTTTAATTTTTATACTTGTCCTGGTGCAACCATGATGAGTGGTAAATTATTAATTAATAATGCAACTGGTAGTGGTGCTACTGTAGATGTTGCTATTGTTGATCAGACAGAAGCAATTCAATTAACTGCTGCTTCAGGACAAACACCTGCAGGTAATGCATTTTCTGATTATACCTTTACAAAAAACGGATATACTACATCTGTTCAATTAGATGTTGCTAACTTAGGTGGTACGTCCACATTTGCTGCGAGTGAGATATTATCTTGGACAAACAGTGGTATACCAGGATATACTTCGTGTACTGCTACTATTGAGAGATGGGATGCTGCTAATACTAGACTATGGCTTAGAAATATGAGTCATCCTAAGGGATTTGAAGTATCTGGTGATACTAACTTTACATCTAGTGGTGGTGGAACTTGTTCTGCAGGTCCTTCATATGCAGGTACAGGTGGAACTGCTGGTAACTCAGGACGTATTAGACACTATGATTCTAGAAGAGGAGTAATTTACTTCCAAAACTATGAGTTTAAGAATAATTTAGACTATTCTCAAATATATAACATTGCTTCGGAAGTCAGAGAAGAAGCTAATAATACACCTTCAAGGAGTTTTGGTAATGAGTTTAGACCAGTTGCTACAACTGTAACACGCTATGCTGCTGCTGGTAACACTACTCCAACCACTGAGTTTATTGATAGTACTGGTAAAGAACTATTAATTGCATCTGTATCTGATACTGTTGCGGAGCAATTTATATTAAAAGATCAGGCTATCGCTGATAATACCACTTATGAATTGAACGGTCTTGTACTTGGTACATACCAAAGTCTCTATATTACTTCTACCTCTGCTGTTTCTGCAACTCTAATGGGATTTGAAGAGACTGCTGAGGTTGCATCATAACCCCAGATTATAGAAAATGGCACTAACAAGACTTAAGAACGTCTTCACATCAAAAACTGGACGTTGCCTATATGTCAACTCTGATGATTTTGATGCATCAGACGCATTTGACAATAGAGGTAACTCTCCTAACCGTCCTTTTAAAACAATTCAAAGGGCATTGTTAGAGTCTGCCAGATTTTCTTACAGAACAGGACAATATAATGACGTATTTGAATCATTTACTATAGTCTTATATCCTGGCGATTATATTATTGACAACCGACCAGGTACAAATACATCTGGGCAAGCATTTCTTCCTGCAGATATATCAGAATTAAATAATGCAACCAATTTTGATCTTCAAGATGCTGCTGGTAATCCTAATCCAAATAATATTCTTTATAGATTTAACTCAGTAGAAGGTGGAGTCATAGTTCCTAGAGGTACATCTATCGTAGGTATGGACTTACGTAAGACAAAACTACGTCCTCTCTATATTCCTGATCCAACTGCAGGTGCCATTGCAAGATCTGCTATCTTTAGAATAACTGGTGGATGCTATTTCTGGCAGTTTAGTTTCTTTGATGGTCCTTCTTCAGGTGTATATACTGATCCTGCACAACCAACTGCATCATCACCCCCAACATATTCTCACCACAAACTAACATGTTTTGAATATGCTGATGGAGTCAATCCATTATCAACGTTCAATGGAACTGATGGTAATGCCTTAACTACCACAAAAGATTTAGATCTATATTATGAGAAAGTTGCTAAAGCATTTACAGATATTCCTGATTCTACTGGAACTCAAAGTGCTGACGAACTACAGGCAAGAGTTGAAGAGAATAGAATTGTAGGTCCTCAAACTGCAGGTCCTGTTGATATTACAACTGTAGTAACTGACTTTGTTAGTGCTAACGTATTCACTACAACTGCTGAAGTAACTACATCTGCTAATCATAATTTATCTGTTGGTACTCCCGTTCTAATTTCTGGAGTCACAGGAACTGCTGCTTCACGATTTAATGGATCATATTTCGTTAGTGAGATTGTAAGTCCAACTCAATTTAGATATATTATCAAAGATCCTGGCACAGGTGCACCTGCGGGTAACCCAACCTCTAGTGGATCTCAAGTACAAGTAGAAGTTGATAACGTTGATAGTTCATCACCATACATCTTTAACATATCCCTACGTTCAACATGGGGTACATGTGGTATGCATGCTGATGGTAGTAAAGCAACTGGATTCAAATCCATGGTTGTTGCACAGTTTACTGGAGTATCACTACAAAAAGATGACAATGCATTTCTTAAATGGAACGGATCAGCATATGGAGCAGGATCACACACAGATGGAGATAGTATATACAAAGCAGACTACAGAAACTTCCATGTTAAATGCTCTAACGACTCAGTTATTCAGGCAGTATCTGTATTCGCTGTTGGTTTTGCTGATCATTTCGTTGCCCTTAGTGGTGGCGACCAATCAATTACCAACTCTAACTCTAACTTCGGATCTTGTGCATTAAGAGCAAAAGGATTTAAGAATGCACCATTTACACAGGATAAAGCAGGTCAGATTACACATATCATTCCTCCTCAAAAATTAGGTAGGACATATGCAGTTGTTAGTGGATATACATTTAGTGCTACTTTAAATAATGTGACCGTGACTCCATCTGTATCTAACAATCAGCATGGTATTGTAGCTAATGATTATATTAAATTCATACAAGATGATGCACAGGAGTCATATAAAGTAACTACTGTAGATTCTAGCACAGGTGTATTGACTCTGAATAGAGGATATCGTGGTACAACTGGATCAGGAATTACTGTATATAAGGGTACTATCAATGAGATACCAGTTGGATATGTAGCATTTGATGTACAGAAGATCAAGGCAAATGCAACCCAAAATAATGGATCCCACGCAAACAGCACAGCTTATGCTGCAGGAGCATCTATTGTTGCTAACGGTAATGCATATTATACTGCTGCAGGTGGAACAAGTGGTGGATCTACAACTGCTCCTAGTCACACAACTGGAACCGCTACTGACGGTACAGTTACATGGGCGTATATTGGTGCTGTTAATACAAGATTATATCTCTATGGATATGGATCACTAGCAACAAAACCTCCATATAAACTACAAGGTTTCAACATCGGTGCTAGAAAACAAGATAAATTATATGTTTCATTAATAGATTCTCTTTCAACTCCTGGCAACTCAGTCCCAGTCATATGTTCAGCATTGATATCTCCTGATGGCACTACATCGCCAGCAGACAGTATATACACTGGTATAACTGAAAATCAATATACACCTGGTGATCCTGGTCACCCACTACAATGGGATACTGAACTTAATAACTGGTATATTAGAGTCACTGCTGCTACATCTGGAGACAGTACAACCAGTGGCGTTACAGGATATAAAGGTATTCATTATCATATAGGAAATGAAGGAGTACAAGGTTCTGGTTTCTATGGAAGTTCTCTATTTACTGGTGCAGGTTACATGCGTCGTACACCAGATAATAGATCCTCTCGTGATAGAACATATCGTATACGTTATGTTGTTGATAGTTCTGTATCTCTATCAAGAGATCCTATCAATGGTTATATTGTACAACCAAGAAACGTACCTACGGGTCAGTCATACGGGGAAGTATATTACATCTATGACATTGAAATCGAGAAACCACTTCAGAAGTCAACACAAAATGGTGTCTACTATTGTACCTTATTAAAAGGTAGTATCTCACCTACTAACGCTAGTGTTAATTCATTCTCATTCTCTCAGAATATCAATGATCTATACCCTACTTTAGATAAAGATAACCCAACTGAAGATCCAGACGCAACAACATCTGTTGCAAGTAATACTACGATTGGTTTAGTTACAAGTACAGATGGTACAGCTGAGGATAAGTCAAGATCTATTACCAAGGAATCGATTACTTCATTTATTCAAGAAACTAGAAACAATTATGTTAACGCAGGTAATCCAAATAGTCCTCAGTTAGCAAACTATATTACTCTTGAAGCAAGAGACGGTGAAGCAGATGAAATAGATAAAGCATTAAGAATGTTCCCAGTTGCAACATCACCAACTGATACTGAACTAAGACGACCAAGTATCCTGAGATCTGGTAACCATACATTTGAATATGTTGGTTATGGTCCTGGTAACTACTCAACTGGTCTGCCTTCAGTACAGAATAGAGTTCTAACTGAGCAAGAAATACTCATATCACAGTCACAGAAAGAGGAAGGTGGTATTGCATTCTACTCTGGACTTAATAGTAATGGTGACTTATTCATTGGTAATACTAAGATTAGTTCTGTTACTGGTGAGGAAGCAAACCTTGATACTCCTACATTATCAATCGTTGGTGAAACTACAAACTTACGTCCTACATTTGATGAGATCATTGTTAGGGATAAGATCACTGTTGAATCCCAGACACTTGAGTCTGACTTCAAGGGTAAGTTAAGAGTACGTAATGAAGCTGCTGTTGAGGGTAAATTAACTGCTGCTGATATAACTATTGGTATTACTGGTGAAGCATCTAAGAACATTGACGTATTAGCTACAGCTCCAACTGGAACTACAGTTGGTGACACTGGTGATTGGAAATTACAAGAGAACCCAACAAGAGGACAATATCTAGGACACACATACCTTAACAACAATTGGGTTAAGTTTGGATTAAGTGACACTGGTAATTTATCAATTACAGGTGGTAGTGGTACTAATGATAGTACAGGTGATTTAGAATTTAACAACGGACTTGGAATAAAAATTAATAATCCTGGCACATTCACAATAGGAACTGGTACACTTCAAACTGGCGGTAATGTCAATGTTGGTAACGCACTCACCGTCGTTAGTACAATCAATGCAAATGGTGGTACTATCAATACTGATGATAGTACATTCAACTTAATCAATACTACAGCAACTACACTAAACATAGGTGGAGCAGCAACTGCAGTATCAATTGGTGCTTCTACTGGTACTACAACTATAAACAACAACTTAAGTTTATCGGGTGGTTTAACTATTGGTAATGCACTTACTGTTGGTTCCTCTCAGGTAATTCAAGATACTACTGGTGTTGCAACACTACAAAACATTGATGCTTTAGATGCTACTACTGAAGCTACTATAGAATCTGCAATAGACACACTTGGAAACTTAACTTCAGCATCGTCTCTATCTACTATTGGTACCGTCACAACTGGTACATGGAATGCAACCACTATCAGTAGAACCAAGGGTGGAACTGGCATAGATACTTCAACACTGAGTAATGGTCAACTACTTATCGGTTCTGCTAGTGGATTTGCAAAAGCAACCATAGGCAGTTCAACAGGTATTAGTATTACAAATGGTGCAAACACCATCACTGTAAATAATACTGGTGTTACATCATTTGCTAATCCTTCAGGATTCTATGACGGGTCTGTTAACTCAACTACGGGTGGAGTTACATTTACTGTTGGTTCAGCATCAAATGCATATGGTAGAAGATGGATAAGTACAAGTGCACCCACGACGCAAGGTTCAAACGGAGACATTTGGTTTAGGTATTAATTATGGGACTTCCTTACAATGATGAAACAGCTGCTCGCTTAGGAGGAGATTTACTATTTAAAAGTGGTAATGCTTGGCAACATGCTGATCGTGTATGGGTCAAGGACTCTGGAACATGGCGTTCATCTGAAAACATATATGTAAAATCAGGTGGTACATGGAGAAATGCTGCACAATATGACATATATCGTTTTAGACTCACTTTGAGTGCTGCTAACAATGGTTCTAACTCTGCCAATGTTAACTATGCAATTCAAGAAAGACAATCTTTTGGTAATAACACAACCTCAGGAAACTGGAACCTCAACAACACTACTTTTAAATTATCAACTATATTAGATGGTGCTAGTTCATGGAGTAACAACATTGCATATGGTGCAATTTATGTAAACTCGACTCAAAGATATTTAAGAATAGATTCTCTACCTGCAGGATCTAGAGTTGTATTGTATGTCAACTCTGGCAAACGCATCTTAGGTAGAGGTGGTAATGGTGGTAATGGAAGTAATAATAATAATGCTGGTGGTAATGGTGCTAATGGACAAACTGCACTATATGTTAGAACAGAAACTACACTAGTCAACAGTGGTCAGATTGGTGGCGGTGGAGGAGGAGGTGGCGGTGGCCGCGGAGCTCAATGCGTTTACGTAAACGATGGACAACAACCATGTATGAAAGGTATTCAGTGTCCTATAACTTACCAACAATTCTCCCAAGAGACAGGTGGAGGAGGTGGCGGTGGAGCAGGATATCCAAACTCCTCTGGTGGTCAAGGTGGTATTGGTGGTCAAAACGGACAATCAAATGCTGGTGGAAATGGTGGTGGAGGAACAACTTCATGTGGTGCTCAAGGTGGTAGAAATGGTGGTGGATTGGGTGAAAATGGTCAATCTGCAGGTCAAACAACTGGTTCGCCAGGAAGTGCTGGTGCTGCTATCGACGGAGTCAACTATATAACTAAAGAAACAGCAGGAACAATTAACGGACCAGAGGTAAATTAATGACTGAATCGATAGAAAATATTGATCCGCAGTTTAGACTAGATGCTGAAGTCGCACCAGTCTATAAATGCACAAACTATAACTCAGAGGAGAGAACTTTTGAGGTATATTATAATGATGGAACCTTACATAATGATGATTGGTATGGTCCTATTACTATGGATCTTGATAGTATGGAACCAGAAGAAGTATCACCATTAAGATTTCAAATTGCTGATACGGTTTATAGTGCGGTAGCCAACAGTAGATTACAAGAAGTTGATATGTCTGGTAGTCTAACTGCACTCAATGCCATAATAGATACAGAGCAGTCAGTTCCAATGATGGATCTAATGAAGCACCACGAAGCAGTTGCTAAGGCAAATCCACAAAGTATTGATCCTGTTGCAGGTGCCATAAATGCAACTCAGGTCATTAACGTTTATAATGAAGATGATTTTGATTTACAATTTGAAGCACTCACACAGGCACTAGCAGAAGAAGATGCTGAGGGGTAATACATGTATCAATTTGCAGAGACACAAGATTCAAGAATAGCACACTATTCTTTTGGTAGAAGCATAACACAGTTTGGTATGACTGTATTCAGCACAACTGATGCACGCAAGGGTAAAAAAATATTCGGCAATGATCCTGATCCAGCCAAGGAGATAGTTCTAGACACACAACCTGATGTAGTACAAGAGCATATTGATAATAATCCTAATGGCATAGTCGCATCCATCGAAGATGAAGTGAGAGATTGTGGTAAGTATTTACAAGTACATCATAGATCAGTAATGTTTGGAAGCACATGGAAGAGTGATAGTTTAAGACCTGCACACCGATCATTAATTTATCATAACGGGTCATACACTCATTTAAGATTCTCTGGTCTTGCTAGGATGATATCTCAAGAAGAAAATGGCATAGCATCATGTCAAGGATATGAAGATCTACATGCCACTAACAGGAGAGTGTATTTTTATGAAGAGAGTGGAGCCTTTACACCAACAGGAAAAGATAGTATAATAGTACCAATGCACGATTGTTGGTTTCATAAACAGAAATTAATACAGCATTTTCCATATCCAGTATCAGTTGATCATCCAGTTCAAATAACAGTAGATAAACCTACATTAATAATTGAATTTACACGAGAAGAACCTGATGTTGCTGAATTTACGAGGACATGGTTACAACAAGTAGAAGACGGACTTATTGAAATTATTGATAGATGAGCAAATCATACACTGTAACTGATTCATTTGAAGATTTTACAGTTTTATATCATAGAGGATGTGCCCAAGGTTTTAAATTCTTTGGTGACGATCCAGAAGAACACAAGACATACGTAAAACAACCTGACATTGACATGATCAATGCGATCATACCTGATTGGATGGACATTCCCACTGAATTTCTGATCAGATTTTACATGCATAGTAGATGTCTGTTGTTTACTGATGGCATATGGATGAGCGAGACAGCAAAACATCCGCATTACTTACGTTACAAACCTGGTACTAACGTAAGTTTTCGCATATCTGGGGTCACGAGGTTCACATCATTGACCGATAATGGTAGTGCTCTCTGTGTTGGTATCAATCCTGATGCTAAGACAATACCAAATTTAGAGCGACATGTGCAAAAGGTAGATAAAACTACGCATTTCATGCCTATGAATAATAATTCTATATTCATTTGTACGGAAAATGCCACATATGGTAAGGTAGAATTACCCATGGGTGCACCCAGAAGGTTGAAAAGTGATTTTGATGTGTTAGAATTTGAGAAACCAGGATACATTATTGAATTCACTAACGAACCAATGAACCTACAGGATGAATTAGTACACTATATCCATCAGTATATTGATGGTAACATTGAGGTATTTGAGCGATGATGTTCATTGAGGATGGATTATATCCGCAGTGGCAGAAGCATTTGAATCATCCACCACTCGAATATAAGCACTTACAGCGTGATAACTTCGAGAAGTTACTTGAACTGATGATGGATGCATACCCAGAACACGAACTAACGGAGTGGTTGAAGAGAGGTTTTGCTATGAATGAGGGAGATAGTACCATATCATTCAGTAGTTTACAAGGATATAAGATGTTACAGTGGGGTATGAATCATTTTGATGAGGAGGACGCGGATAGTTACGAACTGATGTTTGGTGAAGAGGAAGAATTAGATTGGGATGATGATTGGGACGATTAAATTAGTGTCACAATAGCTTGCATATACGCAGTATATGTACTATAATAA